CCTGGAGTACATCCTTAACACAAGGAGGACCCCTATGACTATAAGTCAAAGGAATCAACTTTGTTTTCGCATGTCTTCTATTGGAATCCGGAAACCACTGTCTCATCAACTTATCAGGGTTGTAGAGACGTGGGAACAGAGCAGTGGCCTTGAATGGACCGTCAATCGGCTCAAAGAGCTTAAGACGGATTACATCCGGTACCAGGCTGGTTTATCACCAGTTGGTACCTGGATAGCCAGGCGCTTTGACGGTACACCGAAAGGACCCTTTGGGACCCTTTGGCGTTTTCCTGAAAAGCAGATATCTAAGGCACTTAGTGCCTTAAATGTCTATACCCGGCATGTTGCTAACCATGTGACTCAGAAACAGTTCCGGAAGTTTTATGCTTCTGTAACTCAATCTGATCCACTGGTTGCAACAGACCAGGAGGAGTCGCAATCCCCTATGGGATTTGCGGCTGGTTTGTTAAATCCCACTTGTAGGGATGTACAACCAGATCCTCATGGTTTATCCAAGGACGAGTTTGGTGAACAAACTCTTCCACGCGACGTATGGAAGTTGATGAAACCTTCTTTCAAGGGTGTGAGGCTTAAGCCTCGTCCTAAAACACCTACATTGAAAGATTTTGTTCCATCACCCACACGTCGATGCCCGACAGTATCTGATTCAGCGTCTTCGGTCAATGAGACCGATTACGTGGATACTGTGGATTGCCTCTGGGATACAGCTATAGGGTTGACATTGAGTCAACGCTATGAAAGTATCCAAGAAGTCATTTCCCCTTTATGGGGGTTGTATTGTTTCGGCCGGGACGCTAGTTTGTTGCGTTCCGAAATGACCTCTTGCTTGGGAGACCCTCAATTAGTCCCTGATTATGTTGGAAAGCTTGCTTTCCTTCAAGAACCAGGTTTTAAGATGAGGGCAATTGCAAACCCTTTCAGGGTTTATCAATTGGCCCTTGAGCCCTTGGCTAACCAAATCGAGCATTTGCTCCGTAACCTACCTTGGGATTGTACCCACAATCAGGAAAAGGGAGTAGTCTTTGTTCAAGACTCTCTCTTGAATGGAAGTTGTGTTCATTCGATTGATTTATCGGATGCAACTAACAATTTCCCTTTGAACATTCAGTTGAATGTTCTTAGATCAGTGGGTGCAGATGAGGAGGATGTAAGGTTGTTCCGGGATTTATCCCGGAGCAAATGGGTCTATAATGACCCATTTAGTTCGGAAGCTAGAGCTATTGTGTGGGAGAAGGGTCAGCCTCTTGGTCTTAGACCAAGTTTTGCTGCCTTTGCTCTAACACATGGCTTAATGCTCCGAGCTATTGAGATGAAATTCTCCAAAACCAACACTTTTAGGGTGTTGGGAGACGATGTCGTCATCAATGACAATGTCGTTGCTGGAAAATATCTCACCTTACTGAAATCGTGCGGTGTCCCCGTGTCAACAGGTAAGACCTTGAGTTCTTCACTCGTTGGAGAATTTGCTGGTAAGGTTATTACCCAGCGACAAGTGTTCACTCCATTTAGATGGAAGGAAGTGTCTGATAGGAATTTCTTAGAAATTCTTAGGCAGACAGGGCCTTCTGGTTTTGGTCTCCTGAGGCCG